ATGTAACACTGGTTTAGGAAAACTAGGAGATAGTGTTGATATACTAAAAAATGCTATTAAATATTTAAATGAAAGAGGAACTTATGGAAAATAAGAAACAAACATTAATTGTAGATGGTGATATTGTTAATTTTACTATTGGTAGAGTAACTGAAGATATATCAGATTTTGGTGATCAGATATGTGAATCTTTTGACAAAGAAGCTATGGTTAGATTATTAGAAAAATCTCTAGATGACATTGGTGAATTATGTGGATATGCAAGAGAAGATATTATCTTTTCTATATCTTGTGATAAGAACTTTCGTAAAAGAAAGTATGATACTTATAAATCCAATAGATCACATATTAAAAAACCATTAGGTCTTAAATGGCTTAGGGAATATCAAAAAGAGAATGCTGAGAAGTATCAATTAATGATGATTGAAGAGTTAGAAGCAGATGACTGTATGGGCATTGCTGCCACAGCAGATGATACTATTTCTATATACTCTCAAGATAAAGACCTTAGAACTATACCTAGTAGACAATGGGATTTTAAAAAGAAAGAATTTATCAAACCTACTGAACTAGAAGCAAACAGATGGTTATATACTCAGGTGTTAACTGGTGATGCAGTTGATGGGTATAAAGGCTGTCCTAGAATTGGTAAGGTTAAAGCTGAAAGAGCATTAATGGACTGTGAGAATGAATTAGAATTACTTAGAGAGACATTTGTTAGATACTATGTTGCTTATAAGAATTCTATTGATGATGCAAAAGAGAATCTATTAGCTCAAATGGGACAGGCTAGAATATTAAATTATCCTGATCTTATAACTCTTAAAAACTTTGATAAAACATTTAATCCAATAGAGATAATGAGTGTATCAGATGAAGTATTACAAGAGTGGGCTGATGAGTATACAGAGAAAATCTCAAAGGAGAAAAAGTGCAAGAATTCAAGTGCAAAGAATGTGCCAAAGAGTGTCAAGAGTTAGTCTCTTTATCTCAATATGGTCAAAGAGCATATGGAACTGAAGATGGTAGAGAATACTGTGCTGAATGTTTTGATTTAAAATTTGGAGTTAAAGATGACAAGGACGAGTAAAAGTGAGCGTAAATATGGAAAACCAGAGGAAAAGCTCATAAAGCCAAAGGTTAAACCAAAGAAACGTGAGGATAAACCAGAAATAGAAATGTTTAAAATAATGGTTGATGGTTCTGGCTTTACTAATAAGATGACTTATGAAGAGTGTCTAGCTTTTATAGCTAAGGTAGAAGAATCCCATAAGAAGTCTAATAGTAGGACACTTCCAAGTCTAATTATAGTAAAACAATAAGGAGGGTAATTATGGGTGGTAAGAGTAATCCAATTGAGGATGTATTAAAAACAACAGTAAAAGGTATTTCTGATGTTTTTGGTGAAGTAGATAGAATAGCTAGTGGTGATGGTATACATCTTGATCCATTTGTAAAACAAAAACAAGAAGCAAAAGATGCAGTAAAAAAAGATGCTAAGAATAGAGCAGCAGCATTAGAAAAGCAGAAAAATGCACAGCGTGATGAAGCTATGAGAAGAGTTCAAAATGAAGATGCTAATAAAGGTGCTACTGTAATACTAGGAAGTAAAGGAAAAAGGACTCAAGGAGCTTCTGTATCTTCTGGCATGGGATTGTCAAAAGGTAAGACAGGACTACAATCATAATGAGTGCTAAGAAAAAGTTTGACAAAATGCTTGGAAAGCGTAAAGACTATTTAACTAGAGCTGAAGATGCCTCTAAGGTAACTATTCCTCAGTTATATAATGGTCATTATGATAGTTCCACAGAATCTCAAGGTTATCCTAACCCCTATCAGTCCCTTGGGGCAAGAGGTGTTAATAACTTGGCAAATAAAATTATTCTAACCTTATTCCCCCCTGCAACAGCATTCTTTAAGATGGGTATTAATCCATTAACACTAAAGAGTATGAATAAAGGAGAAGGTGAAATTAATCAAGCCTTACAGATTCTTGAAAGAAGTATTGTCAATGAAATGGAAATTTCACAACTAAGGTCAACACTTGTTGATATAATTAAACAGTGTATAGTTGGTGGTAGTGCAGTTATGCATATACCAAAAAATGAAGACCCTAAAGTAATTCCATTACAAAATTTTGTAATTAAGAGAAGTAAATCTAAGAAAATATTAGAATTAATTGTTAAGGATTGTATAGTTTTCTCTGAGTTAGATAAAGATGCTCAGGAACAGGTTATGTCATCATTAGAATTCACAGAGAAACACAAAGATGATGCAAAGTCTATGGATGTTTATACTGTAATTAAGAGGCAACCTGATGGTAAATATAGTGTTCACCAAGAGATATTTGATGAGAAGATGAAAGATACTGAAGGTATGTTTAAAGAAAAGGAACTACCATATGTATTTGTACCATTTGTCGATAGAGGTGAAGATTATGGTAGATCATATATTGAAGATTTTATTGGTGATTTAAATTCTTATGAAGGTTTAAGACAGTCAATATTAGAAGCTGCTGCTGAATCTGCACGTATCATATATGTTATTAAACCTAATGCTACATTAACTGTAAAAAAGTTACAATCAGCTAGGTCTGGTGATGTACTACTTGGTAATCCTGATGACGTTGGAGTAATACAAGCAGAAAAAAGAATGGATTTACAAATTGCTCAATCAGAAGCAGAGACACTTCGCATGGATTTAAGTACTATCTTTTTATTAGATAGTTCAGTTAGACGTAATGCTGAAAGAGTAACTGCTGAAGAGATCAGAAGGGTATCACAGGAGCTAGAAGTGTCTCTTGGGGGTATCTACTCAACTCTAGCTAATGTATTACAAGAACCTTTGGTTAAATTATACTTAGTTAGATTAAGAAATAAAGGTATGATTAATGATGCTTTAAAAGACTCAATTGAATTAGAAGTTACAACTGGTTCTGCTGCTTTAGGTAGAGGAACTGAGTTTAATGCTATGAGTACTTTCATAGGACTATTACAACAAACACTAGGACAAGAATTTGGAGCTTATATTAAGATGCCAGAAATGATTGCTAGAATTGCTAATAGTTTAGATATTGGTACTGCTGAACTTATTAAGACAACAGAGGAATTACAAGCTGAACAAGAGGCACAGCAACGTGCTCAAATGCAACAAAATGCTATAGCACCAACAATTAATGCTGCTAGTAAAACAGGAGAATAAATGGACGCTGAAAATACAAATTCAGAACAAGTAAGTGATAGTAATGTAGATACATCGGCACAAGATGTTAGTAATGTAAGTGAAGAAACTCAGCAAACCTCTACACAAGGTAAGCAAGAAGATACTTCAATTAAGACTAATGGAAGTGAAGTTGGTTTACAGAAGAGTGATAAACCTAGTGATGTGGAAGCTGGCGAATCCTTTTCAGAAAATTTAGATAAATTAGTTAGTGCCGCTATTAATGGTGAGTTATCAGAAGAGCAGAGACAACAACTAGCTGAGGCTGGTATTGATAAGCATTTTGATCTTATTGTGAGTGGTAGACAAGCTGAGATTGCAAAGAATGATTCCGAGATTATGGGTGTAGTAGGTAGTAAAGAGGCATATGGTGAGTTACAAGAATGGGCTTTAGCTAATCTTGATGACACTGATATTGCATCTTTTAACCATGCTGTATTAAAATCTGGTGATATCGGACTAGCAAAATTAGCTGTTGAAGGTTTACAAGCTAGATATCTAAGGGCAAACGGTCAAGACCCTAACAAAGTGATCGAATCTGGTGGTACATCAAATGAAGGGAGTAGACCTTATTCTAACCCTCAAGAGTACATCAGAGATACAATGGATATTAAATATAAACAAGACCCAGAATTCGCTGCGAAAGTAGAAGCAAAGAGAAATCTATCTGGGTTCTAACATGGAGGTAAATTATGGCTTATGGTTCAATAGGTGCTAACGATGGTGCTGTACTAAATGGTACAGTAGACAGAGAGCTATTTCAAAAGAAAGCAGCAACAGACGTTTTAAAGTATTTTCAATCAACAAACGTGGCTAGACCACTAATCACAAATGACTCTATCGAGTCTGGAAAGTCTAAATCTTTCCCAATCGTAGGTAATGCTGAAGCTTCATCTAGAAAAGAAGCGGTTATCACTGACCTTGGGGATAAATCTATCAATGCAACAGAGAGAGAAATCATAATTGGTGATCTTACTGTAGCACACTCTTGGTTATCTGATTTAGATGAAGCAATGGCACATTATAACTCTAAAGCAGCACAAATTGAGTCTATCGGTAGAGCACTAGCTAAAAAAGTAGATCAAGACATTATCCTTAAGGTAATTGAAGCTGCTGGAGTAGTTGATGCTGCTGCTGCTACTACTGCTGGTCTTAGAGATTTTAGCACTAATGGTGATGACGTTTTTACAGCTAAGTCAGAAAGAGACATAGTATCTGTTTCAGGTGTAGCTACAGGTGAAGAGGTATTCCTTTCAATGGCTGCTGCAATGACTGAGTTCAGAGACAAAGACGCTGTTGGTGATCCAGTATTCTTACTAAGACCACAACACTACTTTGCACTACTTAACAACGCACAAAACTCTGGTGTTACTTGGATTAGTGATCCTCACGCACAATCAGGTAGAGTACCAATGGTACTAGGTTCTAAAGTAGTTTACTCACCACACTTTCCAGCTTTTGTTGGAACAACAGGAGTAACTAACTGTGTTGGACTTTTATTTGCTAAAGAGTGTGCTGGTATTTTAGAATTACTTTCTGTAAATGTAAGAGTTGATTACATTCCTCAGAAACTTGCTTACTTAATGGCAGGGAAAATGGCTGTTGGTTATGGTATTCTTAACCATGCATCAGCTATTTCACTTGAAATGACTAATGCATAATAATAACTCCTTATAGGGGTTATATAGGGGGAGGCTTAATTGCTTCCCCTTTTTTTTAAAAAACTAAATAAGGAGAATTTATATGTCTACAAATATAGAATTAGATGCAATGAACCAGATACTAAGTGTAACTGGTGATGCAGCAGTATCGAGTACTTCAAGTACTTATGAACAAGCAATTATTGCTAAGAGAATATTAAATGAAGTTTCAAAAGAAGAACAAGCTAGAGGTTGGTGGTTTAATGAACTTGACCAATTTGAAAAAGCACCTGATGGAAATGGTTATATAAATTTACCATCAGACACACTACGCTGTGAACTACCAAATGATTATGGTAGGTATGTACAACGTGGTTTTAAAATATTTAATAAAGTAGAAAACACAGATGTATTTACAGAATCAGTAATATTAAATTTGGTAACTGAATTAACTTTTATAAACCTTCCTCAGTCATTCAGACAGTATATAGTAGCCCTAGCAAAATTAAGGTATAATGCTGAATATTTTGGATCACCTGTGGCAGAAGCAGCTATACAAAAAGATATAACAAGATATAGGTTAGAAGTAGAGAGAGAGGATATTGATAATAGAGACTTAAATATGGTAGCAACAACAAGAGGCTATAATATAGCATTTAAAAATAGAAGATAGGAGGTAATATGAGCTTAATTAGTCGTGTTGTCCGTAGTTTAACAAATGGTGTTTCACAGCAAGCACCTAGTGTTAGATTAGACAACCAATTAGAAGAACAAGTAAATATGATACCTGATGTTTCTAGTGGACTTGCTAGAAGGACTCCTGTAGCATTAGATGACATAATTGCACATGATGGTTCTAGAGATTATACTGAAGAACATGCAATGTTTAATCTAACTATAGATGATGAAGTTGTTTGTATAGGTATAAAACCTGATGGTACTGTTTATAGGTTTGATGAAGGACACGAAGGTATTATCATTGTACAATCAAATACAGTAAAAAACTATTTAGCCCATACTGACCCATCGGACTTAAAAGTTGTTGAGACTTCAGATAGGTTTGTAATAGCAAACAGAGGTGTTACTGTAGAGTTAGACCTTACAGATTTTGAATTACCTAGAGTACAATGGGCTGATGGACAAGGTTCTCAAGGCTCTTGGACTGATTGGAGTAGTACTATGGATGCTTTCATGTATGTAGGTGTTGATGGTTCTATAGCAGGAAATGACTTTAACTTATTTGGTGATGTTGTTGTAATATGGAATGATACACATACAGACTTTGTTGAATATGGACAGTCAGCGGCAGGAAACACTAAATCATCACCAGCTAATGCCTTATACAGATTTACTACACTAACTAAGGGGTCATCAACTAGATTTACACAGGCAGATGTAGATACTACTTGGAGAGATTCAATGCCTCCGTTTATTGATGTACAGGTGAGTTATGAAATGGGTTCTGACAATGTTAGAATGCCATCATTCTATAGCACAGTATCAACAAGCTCTATGTGGCTTAAGATAAAAAAGGGAGTAGGATCAGCAGACTCAACCGCTGAATTAAGACTTGGTGGTTTAACTAACTCATCAATTGCTATTGATTCAACAACTTGGGGAGCTTGGAACGATAACGGTGATACATTTGATTGGGCTAATTGGTTCTACACACAGTATGATCAAGACTACTACTTAGGTGAAGAGGTGTCAGCATCATCTTCAGAGGTAATATTTGGTATAAAAGCTAATCTAAATAAGAATCAACCAAGTCATATAAGTGGTTTGAGAATAAAATGGAGAGAGTCTAGTGGTTATGCTGGTAGAGCATGGGCAGTAGTACCAGAAGGAACAACACCTTATAACACTGAGAAATTTGAATGTGAATACGTTGGAGCTGAAGCTTCTCTTATAAATGCTACAATTAGTTGTACATCAGGAACAAACATTGACTCTATAGAGATAAAGAGAGTTGCATATGATGACTATGACATAGATTCTATTAATAACCCAACACAATTACCAGACTCGGTTAGAGACGATTTAAGTGGTTTAGTTATAGATATAAGTGAAACAGAACGTGTTATA